CATTTACTCACGAGTTGGTTCACGCTATCTTGTTTACGATGGGTGAACGTGACCACGATGAGAGGTTTGTAGAAGGGTTCGCCCAGTTGTTATACCAGTATGAAAAACAGGTTGTATAACGATGGTGAATGGACAGAGGCTAGGTTTAAGGCATTTGTAATATCAGCCCTCAGAGCCTACATGAAGAGGTATCCACCCAAGTGGAAGGCTCTCAAAGAGGCGATGGTAGGTAGGAAAGTTAACAAGAGGACAGGTAGGCTGGCAGAGCATTACGAGTGTGCAGCTTGCAAAGATTTCTTTGTGGCTAGGGATGTACAAGTAGACCATATTAAACCGGTTGTAGAGCCTACTAAAGGGTTTAAGGATTGGTGGACATACATAAACAGACTGTATTGCGAGAAGGATAATTTACAGGTGTTATGCAAAGAGTGCCACAAAGAGAAGACTAACAAGGAAAGAAAAGAAAGGGCTAAATGAATTATAAACAAATAGCCGCAGAGATGCGTAACGAAGAAGATGCTCTTGAACTACAGAAGCTGGTCAAGGAGTTCTTTGAGAAGTACCTGAACCGTGTAGAGGAGAGTGATGAAGGACGAGAGTTTAGTCCTATTACCCTTGGCTGTTGTAGAGCAGCTATGTTGGAACCACTAAACAACTTGCTTGACAGGATGGCTAAACTGTCTGGTGCTAAAGCAAAAGTAACGTATGAATTTTAAGGAGTAACATGAATCAACATTTTATTTTCAAACGGCTAAAAGAAGGGGAATACTCTAGTTTTTCATCAGAGTATATGCACACTTGTTCTGATGGTGCTACTTGGCATGAGGTGCTGCTACACTTTGCTGCTTTCCTAGACAGTTGTGGCTATGTGGGTGTGCATGATAAAGTAGAGCGCATGTTGGAGGAAGCTGAATGAGAATCTTTGTTATCCCTGACTGTCAAGTAAAGCCAGGAGTACCGACTGAACATCTAGAGTGGGCAGGCAAGGCTATCTGCGACTATCGTCCTGATGTTATTATCAACATTGGCGACTTCGCTGATATGCCCTCCTTGTCCACTCACGATAAGACGGGCAGTAAATACTTTGAGGGGAAGAGATATAAGGATGATATCAAGGCTGCTAAAGAGGGGATGGTTAAACTGCTCAAGCCTTTGCGTGACCTCCAGCAAAGCCAGAAGGAGTCAAAGCATAAGATTTACAAGCCGCGCATGGTGCTGACGCTAGGTAACCACGAGAATCGGATTAACAGGGCTGTGGATAACAACCCAATGCTAGACGGTGTTATTGGCGTTAGTGACCTGGGCTACGAGAAAGATTGGGAAGTACACCCTTTCTTGCATCCAGTGTTCATCAACGGTGTGGGGTTCTGCCATTACTTTCCAGTCGGGGTTATGGGCAGACCAGCTTCGTCAGCCACTGTGCTGGTTAACAAGCTGCACCAGTCGTGCATTGCAGGGCATCAGCAGGGGAAGCAAGTAGCGTATGGTAAAAGGGCTGACGGCACTCCCATCTGTGGTATAATTGCTGGCAGCTACTACTTGCACAATGAGGATTACATGGATAAAATAACCAATATCCACTGGAGGGGTTTGGTAGTTTTAAACGAGGTTGAGAATGGTGCGTTTGATGAGATGTTCCTATCAATGAATTATCTGAAGAAGAAGTATGCTAACCCTGAATGACATTTGTGATAAACTTAAAAGACTTGATGAGGTGACCCTTGTAGAACTTTTAGAGATTAGGAGTGAAGACATCGTAGAGAGATTTATCGATGAGATTGAAGACCGAGCAGATTACTTAGAGGAATTATTGAATGATACAGATTGACCCCTCCAGAGATAGTTTATTTGACGAACTAGGGTTGCAGCGATTAAAAGAAAGTTACATGCGAGATGAAGAGAAAAGTCCACAAGAAAGATTTGCGTTTGTTTCAGAGGCATTTGCTAGTAATCCAGAACATGCTCAACGGCTTTATGATTACAGCAGCAAGCATTGGCTTAGTTATTCTACTCCTATACTTTCTTTTGGGCGCTCTAAGCGAGGACTACCTATCAGTTGTTTCCTCAATTACATCGATGATAGTGCTGAGGGACTTGTAAACAACCTGTCCGAAACTAGCTGGCTCTCCATGCTAGGGGGCGGTGTAGGCGTACATGTAGGCATTCGCAACAGTGACGATAAGAGCACTGGTGTTATGCCCCACCTGAAGATGTACGATGCCTCCTCTCTGGCATACCGTCAGGGGCGTACTCGCAGGGGTTCATACGCAATCTTCCTTGATATCTCTCACCCAGATATCATTCAATTCTTGGAGATGCGTAAGCCCACTGGCGACCAAAACCTACGCACACTAAACCTTAACCACGGGGTTAACATCAGCGATAAGTTTATGCAAGTTATTGAACGCTGCATGAAGGATGCTGATGCTGATGACTCTTGGGAGCTTATCAACCCAGCTAACGGGGAAGTGGTGGAAGTGGTTAGTGCTAAATACCTGTGGCAGAAAATCCTGGACTTGCGTATGCAGACTGGTGAGCCATACATTGTATTTATCGACACTGCTAACAGGGCTGTCCCCTCATGGTTAAAGGATAAGGGGCTGAAGATTCACGGGTCTAACCTGTGTACAGAGATTTTCCTGCCTACCAGTGATGACCGTACAGCCGTGTGCTGCCTGTCCAGCCTTAACCTAGAGTATTACGATGACTGGAAGGGTAATGAAAGGTTTATTCCTGACGTTGTGGAGATGCTTGATAATGTGTTAGAATACTTTCTCAAGGAAGCTCCTGACCACGTTAAACGGGCTGTAAACAGTGCCTACCATGAGCGTTCTATTGGCGTTGGCGCGCTAGGTTTCCACGCCTACCTACAAAAGAATAACATGGCTATCGATGGGGTTATGTCAAAACTGGCTAACAAGGATATCTTCTATCACATTAAAAAGGAGTGCTTACATGCAGATGCTGAACTCACTGTTAAAAGAGGCGCTTGTCCGGATGCTAAGAGCAGCAACATTAAGCGGCGCTTTAGTCATCATATGGCTATTGCTCCCAATGCTTCTTCTTCCCTTATTATGGGTAACACTTCGCCATCCATTGAGCCGTTTAGAGCAAATGTTTTTCGACAAGATACCTTGAGTGGCGCACATGTATATAAGAATCGTTTTCTCAGAGAGAGATTGGATGCCCTTGGAATGGACAACGATGATGTCTGGGCATCAATTATTGCCAATGACGGTAGTGTGCAGCACTTGGATGTACCAGATGATTTGAAGGAAGTGTTTAAAACTGCTATGGAGATTGACCAGCGGTGGCTTGTTGAGCTTGCCTCTGACCGCCAAGCCTTCATTGACCAAGGGCAGAGCTTAAACCTCTTCTTCCAACCAAACACAACCATTGCCTATCTACATGCAGTACACTTTCAGGCGTGGAAGCAGGGGCTTAAAAGCCTCTACTACCTACGCAGTGATAAGGTGAGGAAGGCTGACAAAGTAGGCGCTCAAATCGCTCGACAGCGTATTGAGGAGAATATCGACATGGCTGCGGTGGCTAACGGCGAGACTTGCCTAGCCTGCGAGGGGTAGAAGTGCCAGATTCCGAGCTAAAAGTCTAGCAAAGCTCGGTGCTAAAAACAGGGGGTTGGTACTACCCTACATACCCCCACCGAGCATCTCGATTTATAAGGATAACATGACCAAGAAACCACACTTAACAGATAACAGGACATTCAAACCATTCAAATACCCTTGGGCGTATGACGCTTGGTTGCAACACGAACAGAGCCACTGGTTACACACTGAAGTGCCAATGGGGGAAGACTTAAAGGATTACCAGAAGAAACTGACTAAAGAGGAGAGGGAATTTCTAACCAAAATCCTACGCTTCTTCGTTCAGGGGGACTTGGACATTGGTGATGGGTACTACAACCACTACCTACCAGTGTTCGGTCAACCAGAAATTAAGATGATGCTGGGTGGCTTTGCTGGCAGGGAGGCGCTGCATGTCGCTGCCTATGCCCACCTGATTGAGACTCTAGGGCTGCCTGAATCGACCTACAAT